GAGACCGGCGCGGCTCGGGTGACGATCTGCTACGTGGAAGCAGGGCCGACCCTGTAGCATGACCACCTTCCTTCGTCTCCAGGATGTCATCGCCTCGGAGACGAGGTTCGTTGATCGTGTGGCGGATCTGAAGGCCGATGAGGTCACGCAGATCCGCCTGCACATCAACGAGGCGATCAAGGCGCACCAGCAAGACGCTTTTTGGTTCAACCAGCAGCTCTGGGAGCGCGAGACGGAAGCGGGTAAGGAGTTCTACGCGCTGCCGGCGGAGTACGTGGCTGGGCTCACCGTGAGCATCCAGACGCCGCGCCGGAAACTTCGCAGCGTCTCGAACGACACCATCGAAGGCTGGGAGCCTGGAGAGCGGGCAATCCCGTCGCACTTTGCGCTCTTCGCCAACCAGTATCGGCTCTATCCGATCCCTGATGGCGTCTACACGATCAGGCTGTGGGGCACCCGTTCGTATGATACTCTCGTCGAGGACGGGGACGGCCAAGACAACCCATGGCTTCAGTACGCATTCGAGTTGGTCCGCGAGGCGTCCAAGGCGAGGGTGTTCTACTCGATGCTGCATGACCCAGAGAACGCCGCCATTGCCCAGGCCAACGCCGTTTCCGCCCGTGCCGACCTGGCCGCTGAGACGCGGCGTCGGCAGCCTCCGCAGGAGATAAGGCCATTCCTGTAGAGCCCTTCGCGGAATGGCTCCCAGACCAAGCTCCCATCGCTGGCGGCATGGTGCGGGCGGAGAACGTCTTGCCGATGGCGGGCGGTGGCTACGGGCCGTTCCCCTCTCCGGTGGATGCGGACATCGCCTTGCCGGCGGACCCGCGCGGGGGCATCACCGCATCCGTGCCGGGTGGGGCGACCTTCACCTACGTCGGCACACAGACCGCGATCTATGTGCGCAGCGGCGACACCTCCGGCTGGACCAACGTGTCGAAGCCGGGCGGGTACGCGCTTGGCGACGCCGGCTGGGAGTTCGTCCAGTACGGCACCAAGGTCATCGCGGTCGGAGGTCCTTCCGTCCCGATCCAGATCAATGAGGTCGGTGGCCCGGCGTTCTCCGACATGATCCCGCCGTCAAGCGGGCGCAGGCCGCGGGCTTACCACATCGCGCTGATCTACGGCATCCCGGTGCTGGCGCACACGTTCGACGACCAGGACGGTGAGCAGCCGAACCGTGTCTGGTGGCCGCAGATCATCCAGATACCAAATCTAGAGAACTGGTCGCCGAACTTGTCAACATTTGCTGGCTACAGCGGCTCCCTACCCCAAGCGGGGGATGGTGCTCTGCGGGCTGTGGTCGGCGGCGAGGTCGGCATCATTTGGTCCGAGCGGGCCATCTACCGGATGCGTTATCTCGGGTCCGCGCCGAAGATCTTCGACATCGAGCGCATTGAGCGTGGCCGCGGTCCCATCGCCGCTGGCGCGGTGATCGATGATGGCCGCATGACCTACTTCATCGACCGAGACGGCTTCTATGCCTTCGACGGTCAGCAGGCGACGCCCATCGGCCACGGCAAGGTCAACCGCACCATCGCCAAGCGGCTGAACACCGGCGCGGTGGGCACGATCAAGTCAGCGACCATCCCCGGCCTCGCCGTGGTGATGTGGGCGCTGCCGCTGGACGGATCACCGAAGCCCAACAAGCTGATCGCCTACTCCGTCAACGACGGCAGGTTCACCGAGATCGACCTGGGCGCATCACTGATCCTGGAGACGGCTTCTCCCGGCATCTCCTGGGACGAGGAGCCGTGGGCATCTCGTCCGTTGGATGAGGAGCCGTGGGCCAGCTACGTCTGGGACTCGCCCTCGTTCCTTGGTGGCGAGCGGACGCTGACGATGTTCGACGCTGCGGGGAAGATGTTCTTCCTCACCGGCGCGGGGCTGCCAGCTCTTCTCGAGACGCAGGAGGTCGCCCCGTTCGAGCCCTACGTGGCCGAGTGGACCGACCCGCGCCCGGTGGTGGACGACGCCTCTGCTGGGACGACCGTCAGTGTCGGTGTGCGCTCCTCGGTCGCTGAGGACGTGTTCTGGGGGCCGGACACCAAGCTCAACAGGATCGGGTTCGCGCCGGTGCGCGAGCGCGGGGTCTACACTCGGATGCGGCTGAAGGTCCCGGCTGGCTTCCGCCACGCCATCGGCATTGCCGCTACCCCACGCAAGGGAGGACTGGCATGAGCGTTGTCGCCCCGTCCGCACCTCCGCGGCAGATTGCCGAGGCCCTGAACGATTTCAGCCAGCGGTTCTCGTCCGGGCTGGTGACGCTCGGTTCTGGGTCCGCGACCATCGTGCAGGACCCGCGCGTCGGGCCGCTGACGCTGATCTTTCTCACTCCCGTTTCCGCTGGCGCCACGCTGGGCAGGCCGGTGGCTGGCGACGGGTTTTTCACCATCGAGCATGGCTCGCAGGCGGGGCAGGTCCTTGGGTACATCAGCTTCACTGGATGACCATTACAGCGCGGTGCGGGTGCCAGCACACGAGGTCCACGATGCGTGGGCCATCGCTCGTCCGTTCATTGTGCGCGCACACAATGCCCGCTGCGCTACAGGGGACGCCTTTCTGGAGGACATCTATGCCCGCGTGCTGCTTGGTGACTCCGGCCCGCTTAGGGCCGCCCTGTGGATCGCCTACTGCGGCACAGAGGCCGTCGGTGCGATGGTCACCCAGGAGGTCCGGTATGAGCGAGGGGCTGTCGTCCAAATCCCGTACCTTGCGGGAGATGATTTCGGTAGTTGGGTTCATCTGCTTGACGACGTTCTTGCTGATTCCGCGCGCCGTGGGTTTCCTGAGATCGAGCTTCTGGCGAGGGATGGTTTTGGGCCGGTCCTTGCGGACTACGGGGCGGAGAAGAAATGGACGCTCTTCAGGCTGAAGGCAGGTGAGTGATGGGTCTTTTCGGTAGCGCCCCAAAAGCTCCCAAGCCTAGCGCAGCGGCTAGGCGCGCAGACTCGCTGACAGAATGGGCGCTCAAGACTCGCAACCTGAACCCATACAGTGGCGATTGGGTTGCCGACATGACTGGCGGCCAGAACGCCGCCATCGACGCGATCACCAAGCGTGGGATGCAGGGAAGCCCGCTGCTGGGTGAAGCGCAGGGCTACGCCAGCGACGTGCTGGGTGGGAAGTATCTTGGCGAGGGCAATCCGTACCTATCCCAGGCCATGGCGGCGGCCAGAGACGATATTGGCCGAGAGGTTGGAGGCGCGTTCTCCACTGGTGGCATGGCTGGCTCGCCGATGCACCAGCAGTTTTTGACCGAGGGTTGGGCGAAGGCTACGGCGCCGCTGTTGTTCCAGAACTACGAGAACGAGCGCCAGGCGCAGCAGCAGATGGCCGGCCTGTCTCCCGATCTGGCCAATGCAGACTTCGCGGGGCTCAATCAGGCGCTCGGCGCGCAGAGCGTACGTCAGCAGCAGAGCCAAGCCGAGATCGACGCGCAGCGTGAGGCGTGGGACCTGAAGCGGAGCGAGCCTTATCGCAGGGTCCAGGCGGCCATGGGCGGCATCTCCGGCAACCCGGCGACGATGGGTCAGGGCAGCCCCGGCAGCAAGGGGCTCGTCCCTGGGATGCTTCAGGGGGCGATGGGCGGCGGGATGGCCGGATTGGCGACTGGCAACCCGTGGGCCGCCGGGGGCGGCGCGATCCTTGGTGGACTAGGCGGCGGAGCGGCAAACAAATGATGGACATCGGCTCTCTCTACATGCTGCTCAACGGCATGGGCGGCATGGGCGGCATGGGCGGCCAGCAGCCTCAGCAGCCGCAGCAGATGCCCCCAGGTCGCATGGGCAGGATGACCGGCGGCGGCCTCGGCTTCGGCGGCCAGGCGATGGACCCGGCGTTCATGAATAGCCCGGTGTTCTCCGCCTCGGCCTACAGGGACGTTCCCGTGTCCCACACTGGCACGCCGATGGACCCGTCCATGGTCGGAAATCAGGGGATGCCGATCCTGAATGCCAGTGCCGCGCCGCAGCAAGGGCAGCAGGGGCAGCGCGGGCAACATGGACTGCAGGGCCAGAATGGCCAGATGGCGCAGTCGATGATGCTCGGGAACGGGCTCAACATGCTCTTCGACGCGCTCCGGGGGTCCTAAATGCCTATCTGGGACCGGCT